ACTGTTATTCTCTAACAAGTATACCGCTGTTGAATACCGCAGCCGGGACAAATTTCAGTGTTATGTTTTCTAACTGTTATTCTCTAACAAGTATACCGCTGTTGAATACCGCAGCCGGGACAAATTTCAGTAATATGTTTTCTAACTGTTATTCTCTAACAAGTATACCGCTGTTGAATACTGCGGCCGGGACAGATTTCAGTTTTATGTTTTCTGGTTGTTCTAATTTATCTAAAGGTGCATTGGTTGGAACAAAATATTCTATTAGTTATAGTGGCTGTAAACTTTCTAGGAATGAACTGGTTTCGATATTTACTAATTTGGGGACATCGGTCGGTGGTCAGACACTATCATACGGTGGAAATCATGGTATAGCTGACTTGGCGACATCTGATAAGGCAATAGCAACTGGTAAAGGTTGGACATTGGATCCTGCATAATTTTATTTAAATAGTTAATTTTAAAATAACAATATTTGGTAAAAAGTTATATACTTATATTTAGTTTACGATTATGGTATAAATATGTATTGTAAAGATATAAATGATTTTCTTGAAAATGTATTGAGTTATACATGTGCGGACTCGCGTATAGACAGTGGTATTATCAATTTGCATGATCGTGATCATGTGGTGGTATTGTGTGAATATATGCGTAGATTTTCTGGTCAGCATGGATTGGTTAATGTTATTGCAAGTGAACTGATGGAGGCAAGTGATGCGGCTAAAGAGGCACATCGGCTTGGGTATAAATATCATCATGGTTATTGGTATAAGAATAATACGCCTGTTGCACGTACGGTTAAGGGTAAATTGAAAACCATTTATCAAATAACACGTGAGAAAAAGGATAAGGAGCATCGTATTAATTTAAAGAAGATGCAACATGGTAAGAGTGCGGATGAATTGACAGATGAGAAATTGAAGAATAAGTTACGTATTCGCAATAAAATTGAGAATGAAAAGCGGACACGTGATGGTGTTGATGGTGTTGATGGTGTTGATGGTGTTGGTGTTGATGGTGTTGGTGTTGATGTTGATGGTGTTGGTCGTACACGCAGGTTGAACATAACGGACACGGCGGATTACATCGATTATATAAGAGCAAAGGCATTTAATAAGACAAACAAGCTTGGTGAGAGTGTAACATTTGATGGTTTATATAATTCTGATGACGTGTTGGTTGGTTTTTTATTGGTGGATGGAACTGTTATTGGTGCAAAACGCGATAATGATATTAGATATAGGCTATGTGAAACTGCATTACGTGAAGAGGGCTGGATGGAGTTTTTTTCATGAATATTAATAGAAATGAGTAAGATATGCAATTAAAGAATTCACTGTTATGTACGTTTAGTAAAAAGTATTTTTATAAAAAAGATATATCTAATATAATGGAATATTATGGTGATCAACTGGACAACAATCGTTTATATGTGTTACAGCATGTGGATGATCCTGTATTGTGTTATATAACATATAATGTTACATCTGATAAAGATTTTTTTAGGAAAACGATTGCGTTACATCGAAAGAAAGAATCTAATATATTGTATAGCTTGGACGGATTGAATGCACTCGTACGAGAACAGAATAATGGTATTGAAGACAAAAGATTTTCTGTCGATTGGTCACTGTATCATGATTGTATTCTTTTAGTATCCGAGGGTCATTTGAATGCGATTCCAACTCGCTTATTAGATATATACAACATAAATGATTGATTTTTAATTTGTTTAACGATGTTAGCGGTTATCTTAAAGGTGATATTTTATAACTTGATTAGGTTTTAGTTTTCATGTATATATGTACTGGTGATCATATTTAGGTCATTGGATTAATGAATTAAAAAATGATAATTGAGAATTTATAAATTGCAATTATATTTGTAATACATTAATATATTAATAATTGATAAATAAAGGAGAAAAAAATGAACTTAGACTTAGTAAAGAAAAGGTTAGAAACGTTAAACAACGTAAATTCAAAATCAAAAGTCCTTTGGAAGCCAGAGGCGGGCAAACAAAACGTAATTCGTATTATTCCATATAAAAAGAATCCAGAGAATCCATTTATTGAACTGATGTTCCATTATGGTATCAATGGTAAAAGTTATTTGTCACCATCGACATTTGGCAGACCGGATCCATTTGTTGAGTTTGCTGAAAGTTTGAAGAAACGCAATAATAAAGAGGATTGGAAAACTGGGAAGAAATTTGAGCCAAAGCTTAGAACATATGTTCCTGTGTTGGTTCGTGGTGAAGAACATGAAGGTGTCAAGTATTGGGGTTTTGGAAAGCAGGTGTATCAAGCAATTCTAGGAATCATTGATGATCCTGATTATGGTGATATTACTGATCCAACACAAGGACGTGATATTACTGTAACGTATATTGAAGGCAATGGTGCTGATTTTGCAAAAACGGAGATTCGTCCTAAGCCAAAACAAACACCGATGACAACCGACAAATCTGTTCTTGAGAAAATTAAGAATCAGCCTGATTTAACTGACGTGTTTGAGGAACTTAGTTACGATGAACTCGCTACTGTATTGAAAAATTTCTTACAGCCGGATGAGGAAGAAGGTAGTCAGACAGAAGCGATGGTAAGTGATTCTGTTGATTCCGAAGAAACATCTGAGGGAAAACCGGAGAAAACAAGTGTAACTGCAACAACTGCGAAAGCTAACACATCAGTGACAACGTCAACTTCTGATTTGGAAGAACAGTTTAATGACCTATTTAGTTAAAAAAGTGTAGTGGTTGGTCTGGCCCAGAACATACTCATATGTTCTGGGCTATATTACAAAAAGGAGAAGTTATGGCTAGAGTTAAAAAAGAAAAAACAACACAGACTGTGGAACATTCTGCTGGTAATCGTGATGAGTTGGTAGATTCACTATCATGTATTTTAAATAAAGATTTTAAAGATTTAGGTAAAATTGCTTATAATTTATCCGAAGACGATGATCCATCTACTGTAAAGGATTGGGTATCTACTGGTAGCTCACTGTTAAACCTTGCAATATCAAATAAAAAAAATGGTGGACTGCCATGTGGTAGAATCACTGAATTGGCTGGTCTAGAATCGTCTGGTAAGAGTTTGGTTGCTGCATATGCACTGAAATCTACGCAAGACAGTGGTGGTGTAGCGGTGTTAATTGATACCGAGTCGGCAATATCAAAAGAGTTTTTGGGTGTTATTGGTGTTGATTTGAAAAAACTGATGTATATACCACTTCAAACTATTGAAGATATTTTTCAGGCGATGGAAACTATTATTTGTAATGTTAGAAAACAAAATAAAGATCGGTTGGTCACTATTATTGTTGATAGTCTAGCGGCAGCATCAACGAAAGATGAAATTGAAGATACGTATGATTTGACAGGATTTGCAACGAAAAAAGCGATATTGTTATCAAAGGCATTCCGTAAGATTACATATTTAATTTCTGATCAAAAAATCTGTGTATTGATTACTAATCAATTGCGTGAGAAAGTTGGTGTAATGACGATTGGTGATGATAATAAATATACAAGTGCGGGTGGTAAAGCACTTGGTTATCATGCGTCTGTTCGAATTAGGTTGAAGTCAGTTGGTCAGATACGCGATGCAAAGAAAGAAACTATCGGTATTCAAACTCAGGCAAAAATCATGAAAAACCGGTTAGGACCACCATATCGGAAGGCGCAGTTTAATTTGTTTTTTGACCGTGGGATTGATGACGTATCATCATGGATTGATTTTATGTCGGAGCGAGGTTTATTAAAAAATGCAAAAGCATCAGTTGTATCGGCAGACCTAAAAAGGAAAAAATCCGAAGATGAGGAACGCATCAAGTGTTTTGCATTCACGATGTCAACAGGTGAAGTTGTTACATTTGAAAAGAAAACATTACATGCGTTGGTTGCAGAACGTTCTGACGTGAAAGATGAATTATATAATTCTATTGCCGAGGAATTTATAATGAAGTATCGTTCAACGGTTGATGATGTGGTTGATTTAGATATTGATACAAATGAACCACCCGCAGAATAATATAGATAAAAAACAATTGTTTTCCTTGCTTGACACTAAACATGTCAAGCAAGTTTCTTCTTTGCCGTCAGTGACAAATGATGAAAAGAAAAAACTTTTTTCATTATTTGACAATATGCAACAGGAGCATGTGAATGAAGTAAAGAATGGTGCTACTAAGGATAAAAATTCTAATATATTGATTGTTGATTTCATGAATTTATTTTTACGTAGCTGGGCTGTTAATCCAACTACATCCGAAAATGGGAATCATATCGGTGCTATATTTGGCAGTTTAAAATCACTTGGATATGCATTGCGTATATTGAAGCCGACACGGTGTATCATTGTTGCGGATGGTGCAGGTGGCTCATTGAGGCGCCGTCAGATTTATAAAGATTATAAATGCAAACGCAGAACTCGTATGAGGGTGAATCGTCTATACACCGATTTATCAACGCCTGATATGGAAGATAAGTCTATAAAATGGCAAATGGCACGTCTGGTAGAATATTTCAATATTTTACCAGTGACAGTTACATCTATTGACAATATCGAGGCAGATGACACCATTTCGGTATTATGCAATGAAGTTTATAACGCACCGACTCAACATATAACTATCATGAGTGCAGATAAAGATTTTTATCAGCTTATTGATGATCGCATTAATGTTTATAGTCCAACAAAAAAGAAAATATATGACCGTGCTGCTATTGTTGAAGAATATGGCATCACAGCGGAAAATTTTATTATATATCGCTGCCTAGATGGCGACCAATCTGATAATATTGACGGTGTTTATGGTGTAGGATTAAAAACTGTTAAAAAAGGATTTCCATTTTTAAATGAAAATAAAAAATATTCAATTGAATATATTTTAAAATATTCAAATGATAATAGAAATTCTAAATTAAAATTATATGAAAGTGTATGCCAGTCAGAATCTCTTATTTATAGAAATGAACAATTAATGGATTTAAAGAATCCATGTATATCAGAGGTCAGCAAACTTTGCATTTCGGAATTGTCACGTCAACCTATTCCAAAGATGAATAAACTTGCATTCGTTCGTTTGTATAATGATGATAAAGCGTTTTCTGTGTTCCCTGATTATAATATGTGGTTAACCCAGACATTCCAGATTATTGATCATTTTGCCGGTTGAATATATATGGATTTTATATTGGGAAAATCTGATTTTTCGAATATACCACTAGCATTAAAACAGTACAAGCATTCTATATAGATCAAATGATGATTTTATTGAAAATAATGAACAGTTACTAACAAATGTAAATTAAACTAGCAACTATAGTTTTTTCCTAATTCTTTATTTTTTAATTGCTGTACTGCGATTCCAGAGGTTTTGTCGAATGGTATGTGGAATTTATCATTATTTTACAAAAACATCTACCAGAGGGATATGCATATGTGGAAAATTAATTTAATGAAATGTTCTATTTTTTAAATTGTCTTTTAATTTATTGGTGATATTATGTCGAATATGAATGATGAAACAGTAATTGACAGTATCAAGAAGTTTGGGCCCTCATTTCAATCAAAGACGTTAGCGGCTCTTTTATCTGACAAGGAATTCTTGGAACAGATATTAGATATAATCAATAAAGATTATTATGAAAGTCCGGCGAATCAATGGATTGTCACTGAGATATTAAATTATTATGCGATGTATAAAAAAATACCTACGTTGGACGTATTTAAAGTTCAGCTTGATAAATTAAACAATGATGATGTATTAAAAACATCAATTGTTGAGCATTTGAAATCGTGTTTTGTAAAAATTAAATCTGATGATTTGACGTATGTTAAAGAACAGTTTTTAGATTTCTGTAAAAATCAAAAGTTGAAAACCGCAATTATTGAGTCGGTGGATTTATTAAAAATCGGCAAGTATGATCAAATCAAACATTTGGTTGATACGGCATTGAAAGCGGGTGTCGAACGAAATTTGGGACATGATTATATTTCTGATTTTGATTTTCGGATGAGCAGTGCTGCTAGAAATTCTATTCCGACTGGATTTGATTTAATTGATGTTTTGATGGACGGTGGATTGGCGCCGGGTGAACTGGGTGTTGCGATTGGTGCCGCTGGAGGTGGAAAGTGTGTGGGTCCAGATACAGTGATACAAATCAAATATCATGAAATTGGATTAGAGTGTAAAAATTCAAAAGGTGGACCTGACATAATATGGCTTTCGCCATTTGAAAAATACACCATTGATGAATATGAACTATATGGTTGGCAAGTGGAGAATGTGGTATTTGAGCTAGAGGTGTTAAAGAATAAAACTGAAAACGAAGGAATTCAAAAATGATACGCTTACGAGAAAAAATTGAAGATGTAAAGATTAAAGAGTTATTTAATCGTTTGAATATAGAAGATGCCGAAAATGCATCGATGGAAGTTCCATTGCAACTTGAAGTAAAAACACCATATGGTTTTAAAAAGATTAAAACTGCATTTAGAACTGAAAATCAACCTACCACTACCACTACATTTGATGATGGAACAACGCTAAAAACATCTGGAAAACATCGGGTCAAGGTTGGTCCGGATTGGGTTCATATTGATGAATTGAAAATTGGAACAACGGTTACGACTGAGGGTGGTGTCATGAAGGTTCGTTGTCAGGAAACTGGTCCAGACGAAGTTTTATATGATATATCAGTATGTGATGTTCACTGTTATTATTCTAACGGCATTTTGTCACATAATTCTTGGACGTTGGTTAAGATGGGGACAGAGGCAATGAAGCGTGGATTGAATGTTGTGTATTACACACTCGAGCTTAGTGAGGCATATGTTGGACGTAGGTTTGATGCTTGTTTGACTGGTGTGGATTTTCAAGAAGTTGTAAATAATAAGGATAAAATCCGTGAAACGGTTTCGTCTATTCCAGGAAAATTAAAAATTAAATATTTTCCTGTAAAAACGGTTTCTGCACAGTCATTGAAATTGCACATTGACCGCATTTCTATGTTAGATTGGAAACCAGATTTGGTTTTAGTGGATTATGCAGATATTATGCGTCCGATTTTATCAGATAAAAATGCAAATTCATATCATGAGATGGGCAGTATTTATGAAGAATTGCGTATGATAGCAGGCGAGCTACAATTGCCTATATGGACGGTATCACAGTCAACTCGTAGCGGTGGCAAAGAAGATATTATTAAAGCACATGATGTTGCGGATTCTTTTAGAAAGATTATGACGGCGGATTTTGTGATGTCTCTTTCACGTAAAACAGAAGATAAATTGGCAAATACCGCGCGTTTTCATGTTATTAAAAATCGCATGGGAATCGATGGTGTTACTTTTTATGCACATATGAATACATCTATTGGCGATATAAAAATGTATATTGAAAAATCGGAAGAAGGTCAAGCAATTAAAGCAGCAATACAAGATGGTGAAAAAATGCATAAAAAAGACTTATCTAATAAATTTAATGAGTTTTTAAAGAAAAAGCAATCAGTTGATGACGATGAATTTACAGCAGATGATATGTAAGTTGATTTTTTATAAAAACTGTGATATATTTATGTTTAGTAATTTTAATGAAAGGTAATTATGGTAGATGAAACTTCAGTAAATGTGTTAGATGAACTCTCTAATTTTATTTTTACTTCTAAGTATGCTCGTTATAATGAGGAGCGTGGTCGCCGAGAGACATGGGACGAATCTGTTTCACGTGTGGAAAGTATGCACCTGAATCATTATAAATCATTTGGCAAAGAAGTTAGAGACGAAATCAAAAGTGCATTTGACTTTGTAAGAAGTAATAAAGTCGTGCCATCGATGAGATCGATGCAATTCGGTGGACCAGCAATTGAAGCACATAATGCTCGTATCTTTAATTGTTCGGTGAGACATGTTGATTCAACTAGATCATTTTCAGAAATTTTTTATTTGTTATTGTGTGGGTGTGGGGTTGGTATAGGTTTATATAAAACATTTTTAAATCGGTTGCCTGACTTGGTGAGCAAACTTGATAAAACCGGGACCGTATTGACGTATGTGATAGAGGACACAATTGAGGGTTGGGCAGATTCGATTGAAGCATTGTTATGCTGTTATTTTAAAAATACACCGTGGACAGGAAGAAAAATTATATTTGATTATTCCAAAATTCGTAAAAAAGGTTCTATATTAAAAACGGGTGGTGGTAAAGCACCTGGCTATAAAGGATTAAAAGCATCGCACACAAAAATAAAAGCACTGTTAGATCATATCATTGAAGATATGCGTTTAATTAGATTGCGTTCTATTGATGCGTATGATATTGTGATGCACTGTTCGGATGCTGTGTTGAGTGGAGGAATCAGACGTAGTGCGTGTTCTGTGGTGTTTGATATAGACGATGAATATATGATGAATGCAAAAACGTTCTTCACAGTGCAAAAACACAAACGCTTTTCAAAAGATGACGAAACGGGCAAGTGGTATGGTCAAGTAATAGTAAATAAAAAAACATATGACGTTGAGTTGTATCAATTTGATTATGAACAGGTGATTAATCATAAGAAAATCAGTTGGTTTTACATAGAACCACAACGCGCAAGGAGTAATAATTCGGTGTTATTGATGCGAGATGAAGTTACAAAGGAACAGTTTGAACACATCGTATCAAAGACACGTGAATTTGGTGAGCCTGGTTTTGTGTTTGGCTCACATAAATATCAGTTATATAACCCTTGCTTTGAGGTTGGCTTTGTTCCAGTAACAGAATTGGGTGAATGTGGTGTCCAATTCTGTAATCTATCGTCAATCAATGGTGCATTAGTTAAGACAATTGATGATTTTAAAGCAGCAACAAAAGCCGCGACCATAATAGGAACACTGCAAGCTGGATTTACACATTTTCCATATTTGCACCATGTTTCTAAATATTTAACTGAACGTGAAGCATTGCTCGGTGTGTCTATTACAGGTATGATGGATAATCCTGATATATTATTGAATCCGGAATATCAAAAAATGTGTGCCGAGTATGCAATTCAGGTCAACCGTGAGTTTGCAATAAAAATTGGTGTGAATCCGGCTGCCAGAATCACTTGTATTAAACCAGAAGGAACTACATCGTTGAAGTTAAAAAGTGCATCTGGAATACATCCACACCATGCGAGAAAATATATACGCAGGGTTCAATGCAATAAGATTGATAACGTTTATAAGCATTTTAAAAAAATAAACTCTCATGCATGTGATGAATCTGTTTGGAGTGCGAATAAAACAGATGATGTGGTATCTTTTCCGATCGAGGTCAGTGATAATGTGATGATTAAATCTGATTTGACGGCATTTTCACATTTAGAGTATATTAAATCCAGTCAACAGAATTGGGTCATAACTGGAACAACATCGGTAAACACATTACCGATTCATCACAATGTTAGTTGTACTGTTATAGTTGATAACAATGAGTGGGCAGATGTAATTGAGTATTTGTTTAAAAATAAAGATTATTTTGCTGCTGTCTCATTGTTGCCAAAATCTGGTGATAAGGAATATACACAGGCACCATTGGAATCTATTGTTAGTGATGAAGATTTGATAAAATTTAATGAGTTGAAGAAATCGTTTAGACCGGTAGATTATTCTCTTTTGAAGGAAACAGAGGATAAGACTGAATTGGTTGCTACGGCTGCATGTGCAGGTGGTGCATGTGAAATAATTTATTAAAAAACAGCGATAATATAAAAAATAATTATATTTATACACATATGAAAAATATTATAGAACTGTCGGAATTAGTCAATGAATTGATTGGTGTGCTTTCTACTAAATTTATTGGCGATTTTCCTGGAATACGCACTGCAATGAACGATACACTTGATGCGTATAATAAAGACGGTTTTGCTGTAGATGATGCTATGGACGAATGGGCGAGTGACCAACGTAATATAACTAAAGAAATCTCTGATGGTATTAGTAAAAGAAGGGATGATATTGAGTTGTATGAAATTTTTGATGGGGTTCGTAACGACTCACCTATTAAATATATAAATGATTTACAGATTGCGATGCATAAAATTTCAGAATTTATTTCTGTTAATTTTATACCGGAACGTTCACTTTTATATGTTGATGACGGTGAGTTGGGTAATTTATTTAAAATGCATGTGAATGTTATTGATGGTGGAAAATTTTCTGTTGAGTATAGAATCCCAGTCGGCATACGCAATACGGAATCGTTTGATGGTATTTCAGAGCTTTGTAAATGGGTTAAAACAAAATTTAAAAAAATGTTGTCTTTGGTGGAACAGGACAGCAATCAAAAAATTGTTGATGATATGCTAGATGTCAAAAAAACGCCAAAAACGAAAGACGTTCCTGCAAATATAGAATCCAAAAAAAAGGGTTCACCCGCAGAAGGCGGTTCAACCGTTAAAGGTTTTAAAAAACAGTCAACCGCAAAAGAAATTACCAGTAATATTGCATCTGGTAAAAAAATTAAAAAAACATCTGGATTTACACGTGTTTTAAAAATTAATAAACAGAAGGATAAAACATCTAAAAAACCACATAAACAACGTGTGAAAGAACATTTTGGAACCGGCATCAACTTAAAAGATTTATTAAATGAAGTTTTAGTGGAAGCAATGTTTGAACCCGAATTGGCTATACGGTCAACACTGGCTGCAATGAATAATAAAGAAGATGTTGCTACAATCGAGGCTGCATTAAAAACAATTGGTACAACTGTTTATGATGCTCTGAGAAATATTGGTGATTCCTCGCGGAGTCCTAAGGATGCTAATCGTGAAATCGTTTCTTTAATTGACAACATTGGAGCACATTTGAAATCAAATAGCGTTGATACTAAATTGATAAATGAATTCATTGCAAAACTTAAATTAAAAATGACGTTAGCACATTCAGGCATGGGTCGTATTGATTTAACTTCATATCTCAAGTAAAACTACAACATATTGTAGCGTGGTTGATTTTTGTAAAATATCACATTTTAGTTGACTTTTTATAAAAATATAGTATCATTTAATTATGAATGATGAACTGTATGAACTAATATTGCATGATGGTGAGTTTGTTTCAGGAACTGCTATATTAGATACCATGTTAGAACACCCAGAATATTGGTCCACTGAGGTCGTATATCATATAACAGACGAAATGCTACAGCGTGTATTGGGCGGACATCGTAATGTACATGTTTATACCGGCACATATGAAGAATGTGAGCATTTGGTAGAATTGTTTAATGAACGATATAGTTGCTTATACACAATCAAAAAAATATAAAAAGTATCGGCCATTTATAAAAATGTTATAATGTAGAAATATGACATAGATTTAATACTTTTTTATTTAATCTATGTCATATAATACAATTAAGTTGATTGGACTTACAAAAACACATTATTACGTTATTCAAGAGAATGTCACACATGCATATACGAAAATACGCTCTATGGGTATTTCCATACATACAACCGAGATAGGGTATAACATATTTGATTTAGTTAAATGTAAGGACGATATATCACATCATTTGGTGATAGAGGAATTGTATCCGATGCTTCAGTTTGTAGGTGACAGAATTAACGAAGCCGATAGGAAAATTATAAAAAATTACATTTTAGAAAAAAGTGCTTGATAATTTATAAAAATCAGATATAGTTAATTTAACAATAAATAGGAGATATAATGACAGCATATATAATTACATCAGATGGAATAATTAGTTTTTATTTAAACCAACAAATGTTTACCGTGAATAAAACTCATCCGTTTTATGATAAAATTCATACTGCATTGTTGAGCGGGAACGATGCTGAAGTGTTGAAATACACGGTCATCGCAACTCTCGTTGAAGATGTAGCAACGAAATATTCGGACAATGTATCGGTCAAAGGTGGGTTTGTGTTTTATAAAAACCGACCCGTATCAGAGAAACTTTCCAATCGAATTATTAGTTTGATTGAACAAAAATATGCATTTTCACATTTGATTAATTTCATTGAAAATCTATTTCAGAATCCAAGCAAATCATCCACCGAGGAATTGTATGATTTCTTGGACCACCAGGCGATTCCAATTACCGATGATGGTTGTTTTTTATCATATAAAGCAGTTAAAAATGATTATTATTCAATCACGGCTGGTAAAGAAATTCCAATTGTAGGAAAGTATAAGGAAATTTCAAAGGGAAATTATGTGTTATATAATGGTGTAGGTGAAACATTGGAATTGGAAAGAAACGCTGTAAATGATGATCCTTTTGTTCACTGTCGTTTTGGATTGCACAGCGGCGCGACTCAATATGTTAAATCTTTCGGAAATATTACGAATTTAACACCAAATCAAGAAAATGATTCCAATCATGTTGTGATTGTTAAGATCAATCCAAAAGATGTGGTATCTGTCCCTACAGATGAAAAATGTCAAAAAATTCGGGTATGTAAATATACCGTTGTATCTGAATTAACTGATTTATCAAATCTTTTAACACGTGCAGTTTATACATCCATGGGCGAGGATTGCCCACATTGTTCCGATTATGACGATTTTTCCGGGCATTCATTGGATAATGATAACGGTGATTGTGACGGTGATTGTGACGGTGATTGTAATTGTGAACATTGTAAGTGTGATTTCTCTATTGAGAAACGACATCATATGAAAACATATGAAGATGGTTATGCTGCTGGTATACGAGATGCGGTCGGTGGTTTGTTCTGTAAGTATGTTCCCGATGATATGATCGAAGCTGAGGTTGAGTTGATTCATTATATTTCTGGATATTTGGTTGGATATAATGTAATCGCAACTGAACAAATTTAAATATGAAAAAAGAAACAATGAAAAAAGAAACAATGAAAAAAGAAACAATGAAAAAAGAAACAATGAAAAAAGAAAAACTACAGATCGAATGGCCTACTGGTCCATTCACAATTGACATGCTGCAACAGAAATATAAAACTGCGGTGAATATTACATTGCGTTATAGAATTAATGTTGCAAAGCAATCTAAACTTATTACCGAAATCGGAAAAACACCGAAAAAGATGGGAAGACCTACGATTGTATTTGGTCCTGGTGTAATAACACATGATCTATTGCGCGAAGCCGTTGCAAGTGGTGTCGTATTGTATGATGAGTTCCAGAGTATGCTTGAGCCGGCTGCTCGTGATATTAAAGTCACGACTCATAGTGATGTGGTAGTTCCAGTGAAAAACAACAGTGAGCTTACCAAAAAAATTGTTCAAGTTGGTTGAACATGTATTGACCAGTCGCTGGAAGCAAAAATGTATGAAACAAAATCAAACATAGCTGCTTCCAGCGATGATTTATCTTTAC